GCATTTACAGAAAGTAATTTTGTAATCACTATTCTAAATCCTGGTTCTGCTCCAAATATTCAAACAGGTGATATCATTTATGTCAATCCAGATGCTGTTCAAATATCTTCATCTACTGATAGTGCTAGTGGATTAACTTCGGGAAGTATTACTCTACAATTACCATCAACGTATTTTGGAACTATCCCAGCAAACGGAACATTCCCTAAGTTAAAATTAACGGCAACTCTAGAAGTAAGTAACGCAAAACCAAGACTTAAGACATCTGTTACTAACAAAAGAATTATTGTTGCTTCTGCTGGAGATAGAGTTATCCCATTTAGAGGAAAAGATGCTGATGATGAGGTAATTGATATTTTATCATATTCAGATGCCTACAAATTAAGATACGTTTATGAAGGGACAACTACTCAACCACCAGAAGTAGATACTGCTGGTAATTTAGTATCTGGAACTGATGTATCTTCAAGATTTACTTTTGATGATGGTCAAAGAGATACCGTTTATGATGTATCAAGAATTGTTTTAAAACCAGGATTTGAGCCAACGATTGGTCAGTTATTGATTGCATTTGATTATTTCGAGCATTCTCAAGGAGACTTCTGTACTGTAGATAGTTACTTGCATGAAGATGGAGTTACTGAAGATGAAATTCCTTCCTTTAATTCATCAGTTCTTGGAAATATTGAACTGAAAAATGTATTAGATTTTAGACCAAAGGTTGATAATTCTGCAATTATTGCTGGTTTCCAAGATACCGCATCCTTGGCGATTACAACTGGAAAATTCTCTGGATCTGGTGCTGTTGTTGCATCAACTCCTGCTCCAGATCCAAACTTAGAATATACATTTTCGTTTAGTCAAGTTCAATACTTAGATCGTATTGATGGAGTATTCTTGAATAAAAAAGGAGAATTTTTTGTAAAAGAAGGCAACTCTTCTCTCAACCCGTCAAAACCAGATACTATTGATGATAGTATTCCTCTATTTTATATTTACGTTCCAGCATATACAAAAACTGGTAAAGATGTAAGGATTACTCCTGTAGATAATCGTAGATATACAATGAGAGATATTGGTAAACTTGAAAAACGCATTGAACGTTTGGAGTATTATACAACTCTCAGTATTCTTGAGCAACAAGCTCTTAACATGCAAGTTAAAGATGAAATTGGATTGGACAGATTTAAGAGTGGTTTCTTTGTTGATAATTTTGAGTCTCACAAGGTTGGCAATTTAGCATCTCTTGATTATCAATGTTCTGTTGATACGCAACAATCTGTTCTGAGATCTCAATCCAAAGAAGATTCTATTACCCTAAAAGAAGTTAATACAAGACAAGATCAAAGATCTGTATCTGGTTATCAAAAATCTGGAAATATTATAACACTTCCATATTCTAGTCTTCCATTACTAGGAAATTCGTTTGCCTTCAAAACTATCAATCCAAATCCATTTGTTGTTATTCAATATGTTGGAGACGCAGAGATTATTCCAAGTATCGATCATTGGTACGATCAAACTATAAATCCAATTGTTGTTGATACAAATACAAGTCTCTTCAATATATTTTTAGCAAAAACAAATTCCAAAGAAAGTTTTTCAAGTCTATACAATTCATTTGTTATTAATTGGGTTGGAACATCACCAGCATTTACATCAATTAATTCACTTGGAGAAGTTAATAGTCAACAAGCAAATGCTTCTGTTACCTCTGCTTCTATATCAAGTTCGTCTAATATTAGTCCACAAAATAATGATATAGCAAAAGGTGTTCAAACAAAGTCTGTAAAAGGTAATATTGTTTCATCCGCGCTATCATTTTTTGCTAGAAGTGTAGCAGTAAAATATGTTATTAGAAGACTTAAGCCAAATACTGTTGTAAATGTTTTTCTGGAAGGAAGAGATATAAATCGCTGGGTTAATCCAGATTTAAGATTTACTGGTGTAGCAGGAAATTCTTCATCAGCATTTAATGGAAAGGTTATTACTGACGAAAACGGAAATGCTAGTGGTATTGTTTTAATTCCTGCTGGTGTTCCACCAAGAGAAAATGCAACTTGGACTGGAGATATCGATACGATTGATTATGATACAACTGGTAAGGAAGTTAGAGTTACAACAGGAGTATTAACATTTAGATTTACATCTAGTTCAACATATTCAGAAAAAGATAAAGATAGTGCTAGCACGTATGCAGAGGTTAAGTTTTATGCAACTGGTATTCTTCCAGAAAATCCATCTAGCATCGTCTCAACAAAACCAGCATATTTTAAATCAAATGAGGGTGTTCAAATAATTGATAATAATACAGCAAATCCACTTAGACCAAATCCTCTTGCTCAAACATTTAAAATTGAAAATTACAGCGGTGGATTATTTACTACTGGTCTTGATTTATTCTTCTCTAGTAAGAGCACCAATGTTCCAATTAAAGTTTATATTAGTGATGTTATCTCTGGAAAACCTGGAAAAAATATTGTTCCTGGATCTGAAAAAGTTCTTAATCCTAATACTTTCTTGAAGTGTTATGCAAATGGTAATGTAACTATTACAAAAGGAGAAAATGTTACGGGAGCAAGCTCTTCAGCAAGCGGACCAATTTTAAAATTAATTGATAAGAATGGTGTAGAAGTTATTGCATCGACATCCAATACTTTTTCTCTTACTAATGAACAAGTTTATACTCTTGTTCTGAGTAATCATAATGGAAAATCATTCAAAGAAAACGAGGATCTTAACATTCCTTCCGTTACATTAGCTAATGCCACTAATGGGACAAATCTAAAACTGACAATTGCAAAAAATAGTGGTAAACTATCTGATATTAAAGTAAAAACAACTGGTCAAAATTATACCAGTGCTATTCTTACTGTTGAAAGTCCACAACTTCCTGGTGGAGCTGTAGCAACTGCTCGTATTGAAGTTTCTGGTGGAAAAATATACAACGCTGAAATTTCTCTTCCAGGATTTGGATATACAGAACCACCATCAGTTGTTGTGAAGGGTGTTGGCAATGGTGCTGGTGGTTGCGAGATAGAAACGTTTATTGAGATTGATACTCCAGCAGTTGTGATGGGTGTCGCCATAGATGTAGATGGTGTTACTAAATCAACAGTGCCAACAAATTTTGCATTTGATTATCCAGTTTATCTACAAAATGACACTGAGTATGCTCTAGTAGTAGAAACAGATTCTGTTGATTATCAAGTTTGGGCATCAAAACTTGGTGAAATTGATATTGCTACTAGCACAGTAATCACTACACAACCTTCTCTTGGATCAGTTTATAGATCACAAAATGTTGATAACTGGACTGAAGATTTATTTGAAGATTTAAAGTTCAAATTATATCGTGCCAAGTTTGATATATCCAGAACAGCAGAGTTACTAATAACAAATAATAATCTAGGATATGAAAAACTAGATTCTAATCCATTTGAAACTAATGCAAGTTCTAATACAAATGCAACTTCTAAGTTATTTAAAAATAATAATAGCATTGTAAAAGTAACTCATAAAAATCATGGATTTGAAACTTCTGGTAAATCTTATGTTTTCTTTAGATCAGCTTTAGAGACAGCAGGAGTAACCGCTGATATCCTAAACAATACATTATTCCAGATAAGTAATTCTGGAATAGACACCTATAATATTATTTCTATTGCGAACGCATCAGCAAATTCATTTGGAGGTGGGTCTGGTGTATATGCATCTTATAATAGAAAATTTGAAATTCTTTACCCACAAATTCATTACTTGTCTTTAACTGGGACAAAATTAGAAAGTTCTGTCAAAACTACAAATATTATTCCAGTAGATTCTTCTACAACAAACTATGTGTCATATTCACAAACGTCTGATTATGAAAAAACTTTCCTCAATGAAACTCATTATTTTACAAATCAAAAAGTAATAACTTCAAGAATTAATGAAACTTTGAATAATCTCACAAGATCACTAACATATAAATTACAATTATCATCAACTAAGGATTATTTGTCTCCTCTTATTGATCTCTCAAGTGCTTGTGTAAAACTCTCTACTAATAGAATTGAATATGCTTCTGGACAGGAAGATCGTTTTGGAAGGAGAGATCAAATCATTGAGTTTTATCCAGTATATCAATTCCAATTAACTGGAAATGGTACTACTGCTATTCAATCTAACCAAACAGTTAAAGGTAAATCAACCAAAGCTACTGGAACTATTGCCAAAATTAGTGGTTCAAATGTTTGGGTTCGAGTATCTACATCTCAATTTTTTGAAAAAGGGGAGGGTGTAGAACTAGGAAATCAACCTACATTGACTGCTGTAGTTATTGATTCAAATCCAAATCAGGTTTTTGCAACAATTCCAGACTCCTCAACAATTGTAGCAAGAAACCCATCTAGTATCTTACAAACTTATGATAATACTATAACTGGAAAAACAGTTTTATGGAATAATAAAACCCAAGAACTTTTTGTAAGAAATGACGCACAACCAATCAATAATGATTTTACTGGAAGAATTGTTGACAATCCTAATTATAATAGAAATTCAGTAGTAACTTCTCAAGCTGCTGATATTTTTAGAGTTGGAGATATTGTTAAGTATCCCAATCAACCAAATGATGAAGCTTCTTTCTTACAAGTCGGTAAAGTTAGGTATGATGATGGTATTGATTTTGTTCCCGACAATACATCAAAGAATAGTTCTTCAATTGCTAAGTATGTGACTAAAGAAGTTAGTATTAGTAATCCCGCAACTTCTATTGATGTTCGTTTAACTGCTAATATTAAAGATATTTCTAATATTCAAGTTCTATACAGATTTAAAAAAGCATCAAGTCAAGAAAACTTTGAAGACATCGATTGGATCTACTTTAATACATTAGGAAGTCCAGACACTTTAGAAATAGCAAGTAGTGAAAATACAATTTCCGCTACCACAGAGAAGCAATCTTCATACCAAGAATTCAAATATAGTATTTCTAATTTGCCAGAATTCTCATCGTTTGCTGTCAAGATTGTAATGAAATCGGTTGATCCTGCTTATGTACCTAAGATTCAAGATATTCGTGCTGTAGCTTCATTCTAATTTATTAATTTCCGCTTATGGATTTTTCAAAAGTAGAAGGTCATGATGGTCTTGTAAGGGACCAAAACACAGGTGCTATCATTAATTTAGATGATGCTGCTATAGAAGCTAGAAGGAAATCAAAACATCTGAGTTCCGCGTTGGAAGATATAAATATGTTGAAGAATGAAGTCTTTGAGATCAAATCTTTACTAAGAGAGTTAATAAGAAATGCCAATTCTTAGAAGTGTTGCCAAGACAGATACATTTGAACAGCAACGATTAAAAATTAACGAAATTGCCAATGAGCTGTTTTTAGTTCAAACTTCTGTTGGTCAAGGTGCTTTCAGTATGAGTGATGGAACAGTGCAATCTCCAGCACTGTTTTTTACAAATGCAACTGATGTAGGAATTTATAGGGGAAGTTCTGGAAAACAATTAATAATTGGTGCAGAAGGGAGTGCTGTAGCATCTTTTAATTCTTCACATTTGACTGCTTTACAACCAATAAGAACTTTATCTTCCGTAATACCAACAGGAAATGCATCATTAACAATTTCAAATCCTGGTTCTTTATACAATATTGGCACTTATCCAAAAGCAAAATTATCAGGTGGTTCTGGAAATGGAGCTAGAGCATCTGTTGTTGTTTCTGTTGTTGGGAATATAACTAATGGCGGAAGTAGTTATGCCGCAGGTAATTATTCTGATGTCCCTCTAACGCAGGGATCTGGAACTGGTATGCGAGCCAGTATCACAGTTACTGCTTTTGATGGATCTGTAACTGCAGCAGGAACTGGAGGATCAAGTACATCAACATTTAACAACGTTTCATTAACAACTATTACTGGCACAGGTACTGGTGCCGTTGCAACTATTAGTACTAATCAGTTTGGACCTAATATTGGGGTTGGAACTGTTACAATTACAAGTGTTGGTTCTGGTTATCAGCCTGGTGATATTCTTTCTGCGGCACCTGGAAGTATTGGAGGAGTTACTGGATTTAATTATACATTAACTGGATCTGGCAATGTTTCACAATTAACAGTTACTTCTGGTGGTTCTGGATATACAGTTGGGAATGTTTTATCTGTCAATAATACAAATTTGGGCGGATCTGGAAGTGGATTACAATATACTATCACTTCAATTGGAGCAATATCAAGCATATCCGTTACTAATGGTGGCGATAATTATAAGACTGGTGATATATTAACAATATCACAGTCAGAATTAGTTGAAACAGTTACAACTTATGTAAAAATTCTTCCTACACAACTTATAGAATTTACAGGAACTTTGCCAACTACTGGATTTACAGTTGGTAGTACTGTAACTTACAATGGGGCAACTGCTACTGTTGTAAAAGTATTTACAACTGGGTCGTCAATAAATGCTGTTACAGTAAATGAGTTTGATTTAGTTTTCGCTAATGGTTTAACCGCATCTTCTGGTGGAGCGACTGCTACAGTATCTGCAATCACAAATGCGTTAAATTATTTCTTTAGCCCTACGCCTAGTGGTACATATACAAATATCCCAGATTTTACATTCCAGAAAAATAAAAGATTTGAATTTGTTCAATCAGATCCTACAAATATTGGTCACCCATTACGTTTTAGTACAACAAGAGATGGATTTCATACAGTTGTTGTGCCAAATCCAACAGAATATGGTGAAAAATATGAGGGATCAGAAGTAGATTACAGTTATACTTCAAATTCTCTTGCTATCATTCCAAACGATAGTACTCCAACAACGCTTTATTACTATTGTGATGCTGGATTTGAAGGTGGAAACGCACACTTAGATGAGGGCGGGTATAATAATAGAGAGGGTGTTATTACTATAAGTGGGTCCGCCCCATTAGTTGGCAGTGGAATTTCTTTAACAGTTGGAACAGTAACAGAATCTTCAAATATAATATTAGAAAAAGATGGCACTAGTTTATTAGGAAATACTACTACTGGTGAGTTAGTTGTTGTTGGGGACTTGGAAGTTAATGGAGATTCTATTTTCTTTGGAGATCTCAATGTAAGTAATAATTTTACTATTGCTGCAGCGACTGGAAATACTGCAATCGCTGGTACGCTTACAGTAAATGATGATCTATCATTTTTATCAGATGCCGCATTTGGATCGACTTTATATGTTGATTCTGTTAACAACAAAGTATCTGTAAATATAGATCCCGCAGTAACTCCACTAACTTATCAATTTGAAGTTGATGGTGATGTAAAAAATACTGGAGATGCATATCTTTCTTCTGCTTCTGGAAAATATGTTAGAATTGGAGATATTGCTAATCTAGCTGGAACTTCAAGATTGCAAGTTGATGGTTCTATTTCTTCTACTAATGGATATAGAACATCACCATCTAATGACATTAAAATACCATCATACACATTCACTGGTAACACAAGATATGGTATTGGATTTAATAGTAGTTCTCTCACATTATCCGCAACTGTTGGAAATGGAGAATCTCTGAGATTTGGAGATTTAGTTACTACTTCATACAGAGATTTAAATTTTGATTATAAAGTTGTTACTAGCACATCTATAACTGGTGGTAGTGGATATACAAATGGATCTTATAGTGGTATTCAACCGACTGGTGGATCTGGAACTGGATTTACAATCGATGCCACAGTTTCTGGAAATGCTTTAACTGGAATTGTAGTTACAGATAGTGGAGTTGGTTATGAAGTTGGAGACGTTCTTACTGTCAATTTAGCAGGCATTCCAGGTGCCACTGGAGCAACAGTAACAATTACAAATACAACAATCACAAATACAATTTCAGCTGTTGTCTCAACTGGAACGATTACTGTTAATGCTCTTAATACTGTTGGATCTGGTATTCTAGTAGATAATAAATTATCAATTGACGGAACTTCAATATCTTCAACTCAAGATGAAGACATTACTGTTGTTCCAGGAGCTTCTTCTAGATTACTTTCTGTTTCTGGAACTGGTGGTGTAAAACTTCCAGTTGGTAATTCTACAAATAGACCATCTGCTACAACTGCTGGTATTATTAGATATAATACTCAAACTTCTCAATATGAAGGATCTAATGGCGTTAACTTCATTTCTCTTGGTGGTGTAAGAGACGTTGATGGAAATACTTTCATTATTGCTGAAGAAACTGTTGGTGAAAACGATAATGTATTGTATTTTTATAACGATGGTGCGAATTCTGCAAGATTAAAGAGAACAGAATTAGAACTTGTAACTGCTCTAAAAATTTCGGCAAAAGACACTGAAAATAAAACACTATGGAAACCATCCACTGCACTTACTTTAAACACATATGTATATTTTGGTGATAACATTTATGAGGTAACATCAGCAGGGACAACAGGATCAACTGGTCCATCTCATACCACTGGTGCTGCTGAAAATGGATCCGCAACCTTAACTTGGATCAGTGATAGTTATACTAATTTAGAAATTCGTGGAGACGAAATAAAATTAGGAACCAGAGTAAATATTAATGATAAATTAAACATCTATGGATATGGCAGCGGGGCGCAGAGTTTAATTTTAGAAAATACATTACTTACTACAAAATTTGCTTTTGGTAATATTTTAGGGGTTCCTGATACATTACTAACAGTGAACGGGGCAAATGGTAGTCTAGAAATTAATAGAAATTATGATACATCCAGTGTAGAAAATAATATTTCCATCTTAGATAAGACACTGAAATTCTTCCAATTAAATGATGTTCGTAATGAAACATTTTCAGATACTTTAACTAAGGGAACGAGTGAAATTACAGCAACAACCTGTATAGACGTGGCACAACATTCTTCGGCAAAAATATTTTTATCTGTACACAACATAACAACAGGGGATAAGCAAGTTGCTGAATACAATGTCATTGCTAAAGATTCTGATATTGTTGCCGTGGAGTATGGTAACATAAATACGGGTAATACTGATTTATATGCTGCTGCGTTTGATTTTGATGTAACTAGCAATGTTCGTATTACTATAACTCTTTCATCTGGAGTTGCGAATGGTAATATTGTAAAAATAGTTGTTAACAAAATTCAAATTAAAACGTAACTTACCATGGCTACTACAATACAAACATTTAACTCTAGAAGTGGATTTGGAATTGATCGAACTTCTTTAATTTCAAATACACTTGATGTAAAAAATGTTAATACTTTAGAATTACAAAATTCAAATTTTATTGATGGGTCCAGTAAAAAATTTATCTTAAAAGGAAATAGTACTACTACATTGGGTACAGACAATGCTGGATCCGCAATACCAATTTCTAATAATACAGTTAATTTTATTACATCTCATGTAATTGGTGTTGATCCAACTGGAGCGGGTCATTACTCATTAAAAAATGAAGTAGTAATTAAATGTGGACCTTCTGGAATTATTGAAATTCTTTCTTCATTAGATACTATCATTAAAGATAGCATTCCAACTGGACAAACTTGGACAGTTTCTCCTAGCACTCCCCAAGCAAACGCATTTAGTTATTTTGTTACCAGAAGTGGCACATCTGCTGCTATCAAATGGTTTGCATATTCTGAGGTAGTTAAAGTTGTCTGGACCTAATGCTAAATAATACAAGATAGATACCAGAACTCTCGGAGCACCAAGGGCAAATGAGTTTAGAATTAAATGCTGACAAACAGTATATTAAAGGCACCAATCCTCAAATTCTAGGAACTAGCGAATTTACAGTACGTTCTGGTACTGGAACTAGTGAAAAGGAGTTAATGCGTTGGCAGTTAGATCCGACGCAACAACTTACTCGTGTTGGCATTAATAGAAATGGTCAGCAAGTAGAAAAAATTACACTTACAAACACAGGTGGTGGATACTCTTCTGCTCCATCTGTAATTATTAGTGCTCCGACTGGAACAGGTGGAGTTCAAGCTACTGCTAGTGCGCTTATTAATCTTGGCGTGATCGCTGCTGTTGTCATTGATAATCCAGGTAATGGATATTTATCTGCTCCCACGATAAGTTTTACAGGTGGTGGTGGGACTGGAGCTTCTGCAACTGCTTCCTTAAACAAGATTGAATTCGAATTAGATGTAAACGGTGCTATTAGAACATCAACTTCTATTATTTCAGATACTGCTAGAGTTATTAATCTAGACTTTGTAAATCTTACAACTGCAGATGGGACTTTTCGTGCTCCTCAATTAAAATTATATACTAATAATACAGGATTATCTTGGTTACCAAATACTAATGTAACTAAAGACACATTTAGATATTTTCAAGATAATATTTATAGGGTAAAAACAAGCGGAACCACTGGATCTAATGCTCCTACTCATACTACGGGAACAGTAACAAATGGAAGTACTGAATTAGAACATGTAGGATTTAGAGTTAATAGTTCTTCTTTGCCGCTGTTCGGACTTACTGGAGATGGTCTTTTTCCAAGATCAGTTACTCCATTACAGGGAGATAGATCTGATAAGATTGCTACAACCGAATATGTTCTTGGTCTTGCCACAAATGACGTTGGTGGTCGTATATATGTTTCGCAGCAAATTGGTTCTGATTTAAATGATGGTCGTTCAGCAGTTGCTCCTGTTAGAACCATTAAAAAAGCTTGTCAAATTGCTACCAGCACAGTTGGTGTCAGAGAAACTGTTATTGTTTCTGGTGGAGATTACGAAGAAAATAATCCAATTTCCCTTCCACCAGATTGTTCAGTTGTTGGTGACTCTCTCCGTATTGTTAATGTAAGACCATTAAATGCTGGCAAGCATATGTTTAAGTTTGCCGACAAAAACTATATTACTGGTATTACATTTAGAGATAAACTAAATGCTTCTGGTGGTTCTGCTTTTACTTGGGACTTTGCTTGCGTATTTGATGATAGACAAAGAATTTATTATGACTTAAATAGTGGTGGAGATTATTTCAGAAAATTACCAATTGGTTATCAAATATTTGGAAGACAAGAAACAAGAGTATTTTTTACTGCTAATTCTGCTACAACCGACAAAATCGCAGTTGGAGAAACTATTCATGGATCAATTAATGGTGCAAGTGCTACAGTAATTGCTGTTTCGTATAATGCTACAACTGGTGATCAAGCATTTGATAAAGGATTTGTTGATGTTGTTTTAAATCCAAATAGTAATCAACTAGATATTGGAGCTGATTTCTTATACGGTGGTCCTGCTACAACCCTGGGAACATTTACAGTACCATGGGTAGCTAATACAGCATTTGCTGCTGGTGTATATCTATGGGTTGCTGGAACAACTGGAACAGCTGGAAGAGTATATGTTACTACCGCAGCTATTACAACTGGTGCTTCTGTACCAGTTCATACTACTGGAACACAATCAAATCTAACCTATGTAAGAGATCGTTTTAGATTTACCTCTACAACTTCACGTTCAATTAGAGCAGAAGGCGAAGTTGTAGAGATTGGACAAGATTTAACCACGGAACACATCATTACAAGAATTGATGCATCTTCTACAGCATATAATACTTATGGTGGTGTTGTAATCTATACAAATAGTAGTTCTTCTGGTAATCCTGTTGGAGTATCAGGTATTCATAATTTTAAAGAGGGGGAAGAAATTGAAATTACTGGTCTCCCAACATCATCTCCAGATCTTTCTTGGTTGAATGGAAAGCAAAGAGTTTATAAATTTATTGAAGATGCTGATAGTAGATCAAGAAGGATAGTCATTTCAAAACAAGGAAGTAGAGTAGGATTTACAGATAGTAATTTTAGTCCAAGCTCGGTTAATGCAACTGCTAAATTAAAATCATATTCTCACTACATTACACTATCACTTCTAAACTCTCCAAACAAATTTAGAATTACAGATCCTGTAGGAGGCGCGACAGCTGGTGCCAGGTTCCAAGATGCTTGTACTCTAATTAGAAATAATGTAGAGTTTATTAAAGATGAAACATATCAAATTATTGCAGACGATTTCCATCCAAATTTTAATATTTCTTCGATTAAGACTACTAGTGGAACTGGATTAGATTTAGGAAAAGTTATTTTAGAAATAACAACTAGTGCTGCTCACGGATTCCATATTTCTGATGATATTACTATTAAAAAACTAGGATCAACTTTTGCAAATAATTTATTAAATGGTGATTATACTGTTACGAATGTAATAGGCACTACAGTTCTTCAAGTTCAATATGCAGGAACTATTACATCACTTGGTTTAACATCAGGAAGTACCTACACATTTGTAACTGCTCCTTCTTTAGGACAAGCTACACAAGGAACTGTAGGGCAATTTAGTTTTAGTGGTACAGCAGTTACTGGAAATCAATCTTATACTAACATAGCTCAGTCAACAAGTTCTGGATCTGGTAATGGAGCAACATTTAACGTTAGTCGTTCTGGTGGAGTATACACATCTGTAACTGTAAATAATACTGGCGCTGGATACATACCAGGCGATACAATTACAATTCCAGGAACATCTCTTGGTGGCACATCGGCAAACAATATTACTGTTAAACTAGCAAGTATTGGATATAGACCTAATCTTCAAAGAAAATTCTCCACACCAAATGAAGCAAAATGTCGTAGAGATATCGGACATCTTGTAAATGCTATCATTATGGATCTTGAGTATGGTGGAAACTATCACGTAGTCGAAGCAGCAAAAAGATATAGAACTAATGGAGTTCTGGGTTATGTTGGAAATGAATTAGCATGGACAGTTAGATCGATTAATGTCGCAAGACTGCTATGTCTATATGCTATGCGTAATTGGAATTTGAATAGTGGATTATATAATCAAATTGATTATGTACCACAATTTTCTACACTGCCACGTTACGTTGATGGAACAGTATCAGAAGATACTAGTGGAGCTGGATCTACAGGTTTCACATGTAGTAATGTTGCTAGTGCTATTGATACTTTAGCATATCTTTATGCTGATATTTTATCAAATAAGCAAAACCCAAATACTCCCTCAATTAGCACTAGGAATGATGCTGGTTATCTCATCATGCGTAATGCTGATTTCATCGCATCTGAGGCACTTGGATTTGCTAAAGCATTATTCCCAACACTTGGGTTAACATCAGATCAAGAAAGAAAGTGTAAGAGAGATATTCGAATTGTATTACAGGGTCTTACACGAGATATAATTGCTGGAGGGAACAGTGGAATTGTAACTGCCGCAGAGTCTTACTTTACTGGAGCAACACTAACTGGTCTACCAGCAAATGAACTTACAGCAACTAGATATGCTTTTACTAAGGTTGCGGAATTAGCAATTCTTGCAATGAGAAATTGGAAGACAGGAACTGATGGTACTGGCGCTCTTTATATTCCAGTACATGAAACTGTTATTCCTTTACAAAGAGAGTATGGTCCAGTAGGAAATATTCAAGAAATAGTTTTAGTTGACCCCGCTGCAAATAAGTGCGCTACTATTGTAGCTGCTATCAACACAGAGATGGGAATATTTGATAGTATTTTAAGTGGTTCTGTTACACCAGGAACAATAGCAAAAACCTACGGCACTTTATATGATCCAACTATTACATATCCAGAAAATGTAATGGTTGATCAAGATGGATTTTATATTACTCCCAGAGGAAGATGGGATGATCTACCTTTCATTGAAGGATCGCCATATATCCAAAATGCTTCTGTAATTTCATTCTTAGGAGGTGGTGGATGTGAAATTGATGGATCAAAAGTTAAATCACCAAACTGTCCTTTCCCTGGTTTAGAGCAAGATGGAAAAGCAAGTAATCCAAATCAAGGAAAATCAATGGTTGCTGCTCAGTTTACCATTGTTTCTTTTGGTGGGGTTGGTTATAAAATCAATAATGATGGATATGCTCAATTAGTTTCCGTATTCGTTCTATTCTGTGCTGATGGTGTATTAGCAGAATCTGGTGGATATGTTTCTATTACCAACGCAGCAACTAACTTCGGACTTTATGCGTTGCGTGCTGTAGGATATAGAAAAGACCCATATGTATTTGATGTTGGAAAAATTAAAGAAATTAGTGAGACAATTACTGGAAGAACAATTTTAAAAGTTGAATTACTTGGAAGAAAACCACTAGAGCATTATGTTATAAAAATTCCTGGGTACGTCAATCAAACTGAAGCAATAGAATATACTATTGAAAAAGTAACCTCTTCTTCTATTGGTCCAATTTTTGAATCGACATTTGAAGTTAATGCTGCAATGATGCTGAAGAGATCTTCAGATAATGTACTATTCAATGCTCCACTAAGTACGGCTGAATTTGTTGGGAAAACAATCAATTTTCTTAGACCATCCATTGTTAACTCTTCAGGACATACTTGGGAATATGCTGGTTCTGGAATTAATTATAATGCATTACCAGAAAATGGTGGTATAAAAAAAGAATTATTCGAACAGGTATCCGAGAATTATGGGCGTGTATATACCTCAGGTACTGATGAACTTGGTGACTTCAAAGTAGGTTACTTTGCTAAGATTGAAAACAGAACTGGTAATATTACATTCACTGGTACAGTTTCGATCTCGGAAGTTGAATTCCTTAAGTTGAAAGGTGGCGACGTTGTTGTTACTGGATTTTCTGCTGATAATACTTTAGGTGGTGCTAATGCATTAAATAGTCTACTACCAACTCAAAAAGCAGTTAAGGATTATATTACAACAAATCTTGGCTCATATGTCAATAAACCATTCTCTACAAATGCTATTCCTAGAGCACTTGTAGAACTCACAGACAGTGGTAAGATCTCTATTGACCAAATTCCTGCTTTAAGACCATTTAGCGTCTTTACGGTTGCTGATCAATCAGAGAGATTAAATCTTGAAGGAGCCCTAGCTGGTGACATTGCTATTCAAGCAGATACAAGCACCTCATTTATTTTGAATAATGACTTAAGTAGTCTTTTTGCAGCATTCCCAGTCAATACATCATTACAGTTTACAATCAATAATCTATTTACTTCTAGTCCAAGTGGTGCTCAAATTCAAGCAAAAGAATATAGACAGGGTGTAGTTTTTCAAATTAATCTTACTAACGCTGGATCTGGATATACGCAAGCACCAAATATAAGTTTTAGTAACCCACAACAATCTGGTGGGGTTTTACCAACTGCGGTAGCTACTATAGCAAATGGACAAGTTACAAGTATCAAAATTACATCAAATGGTGGAATATTTGGTGGTAGAGGATACACTTCTGCGCCTACTATTACTATAGCGTCTCCTGGTGGAGCTGGAATAACTGCTACAGCAATAGCTTTACTTGAAAGTAGGTTATATGGCGATATCACTAATAATAAAAAAGTACTTGATACCGATACAATCCTATCTTCAAATTCAACACCAGTTCTTGTAGACATTAGTAGAGTTGTTAATACTTCATCATTCATTGCATCAAACTGGGTTTCACTTTCATCTAATCAAGTTGCCGCAGATCAAATTACCAGTGGTGTAATTTCAACTTCAAGATTAGCAACAAATGCGGGTGCTGCAAACTCGTTCACATTCTTAAGAGGCGATCAGTCATATGTAAAAGCAACTCAAACAATTAGAGGAACTGAAACACGTTATTTTGTAAAAACCTCATCTTCAACAGGGGCTGGTGGTCAACAATTATTCTTTACAGAATCAAATGCTGCTCTTATATTAAAAGGTCATAATATACCTACTCTTGCTGGAAATGGTATTGCTCCTGGAACATCTGTTACTAGCATTACATTAAATGCTGGATTATATACTGTTAATATTAATAATCCAACATCACAACTTATTTCTGCAGGATCTATTGTTGAATTTTCACGCCCGACTTCTCCATTAGTAATTGATACACCATTAACAGATAATAATTATATTTCCACTGTTGTTATTGTAAGTCCTGGTTCTGGATTTACAAATGGTGTTTATACAAATGTAGGTCTACAAGGTGGTTCTGGAACTGGTTTGAGAGCAGATATTACTGTTACTGCAGGAGAGATTTCATCTGTAACAGTAATAGAACCTGGAAATGGATATAATGAAGACTTTACAATTACTGGATTTTCAACTAGTCTAGGAACTTTTGGTGTTGGTTTAGTATTAAGTGCGAAGAAAAATTCTGTCCTAAAATATGCTGGCAATATTATTCTAGATGTTACAAGAGTATCAGACTCTGCAATTGATACTTATTCAACTGTTGGCGTAGCTAGATTTTTACGTACTCAAAATACTACTAACGAACAAGCAGGATTTATTATTAATGCCGATGGTAATGGATCGATTGCTATAAAAACTGGTCAGGGAAGTGGTTTAAATGCTGATAAATTGGATAACCAAGATGGTGGACACTATCTAAATGGGGTTAATTTTAATGTTGGAAGTATTGGACCTGATAAACTTACAACTGGTAAATTTAATATTGATTGTAATAATGCGGAGACGAGCAAACTGATCACTGCTCTCGACCAAGGATCTTCCGATCCATTACCATCTGGGACAGGCGACGCGGGCGTCCGTGCGGATCTGAGAAATAATTCAGCAAACGGATTAAACGATGGTGGAACAAGAAATTTTGTTCTTAATCTTAGAAATGGTATTGATGCTTCTTATGGCGGTGTAAGACAACTTTCATTTACAGATAATAATAATTTGTGGTTGCGTGGTTCTGGCACATCACTGACAGCATGGTCTTCTTGGTTTAAAATATGGCATTCTGGTAATGATGCTTCTACTGGATCTGGATCTGGACCAGACGCATTTAGACTTAGTAATAAATTAGAAGAATTTTATAGAACCGCATATAATATTAATGTTGGTCAATTATCTGATAATAGAATTCCCTTCTATCAAACAGCAAAAGCACATGATGATAATATTTCAATTCGTTGGCAAAAACTTGCGATAATATACGACTTTTATATTCCAAATCAACTCTTATCTGGAGCGCCAAATGGAAATCCTGATACAAACCCGTTTTCCCTAGGGAAAAATGTAAAACTATTCCAACCAAATGGAGTTGAAAATGGCGTTGTACAGGTAACATCAGTTTCTAACAACGCAGCATCTGTCACTGATACTAGTTTGAGATTTAGTATAGTTAGGGCTAGAGTAGTTAGTGGAGCTGTTATTGTTGGTGGAATACAAGCTGTAAAAATTGGTGCAGATATTTCTAATAGTGTTGTCTTCGCAGATTTTACAATAACTACAGACAATACAATTGAGGTTGCTAAATTACAATCAACTTCTGGAACAGCTCTTCTCAAATTAGGTAGAGTTGATGGGGTTGCGTCATCTCCAGCCATACACTTTAATAGCAGTGATTCTGCGGCAACTTATAATGTTGCTTTAATTTCTTCTGGTGGTACATCAACTACTGGAAGTGGAAGTCTCAATATTGTTGCTGGCAGTACTAATGCTGTTACGATAAACAATAATAAAATTTGGAATGAGGGAAATCTAACATTTTCTACTGGAATAAGTGGATCTTCCTATGCCGCTGAAGGAAATGGTAAAGCAGCAATAAGAGATGGTAGTGGTAATATTGCTTTTAATAGTATTATTGGAACTTTAACTGGATCTGCTTCTCTCAACGTATTGAAAGCAGGCGATACGATGACTGGTAACCTCAACTGGGGGACTACTGGTTTCGGTTTAACTTGGGGAATGAATACTGATGGAGCATCCATCAAGTTCTACAATACTGGAGATAGTGACGCAGATTCAAGATTAGAGTTCCAAACAACTGATAATAATAATGAATATTTTAGATGGACACATCTCACTGGATCAACAACGTATGAATCAATGCGATTGGTTCCTAATAGTGACACTAATGCTGAACTTCGTGTTAGAGGTTTCTTAAATGTTGGTGGAGATCCAAGAACTGCTGCTTATGCTCCTCTAACGGTTCGTATCAAGAATGCCGATGCTCCAACATCAGGAGATCAGGGATACTTCGCTACCGCTGTTCTCGAAAAACAATCTGCTACTTGGAACAGATTGAGATTTGATAGATCTGGTAAAGCTGAGTGGGGTGTTGCTTCAAATCCAAACAGTAACTTTGTTATTAGCAGACTTACCAATGCTATCGGAACTAACGGAACTGCTGATGATGACAACTTCTGCATTAAACTAACAAATGGATTTGTTGGTATTCAAACTGAAGATCCACAATATCAGCTTCAAGTTGTTGGAAGCTTTGCTGCCACATCCAAGTCATTCTGTATTTCTCACCCAACCAAAGAGAACCATAATCTCGTATATGGTTCGCTAGAAGGACCAGAACACGCAGTATATGTTCGTGGCAAGGCATCTAATGTAATTACTCTGCCAGATTACTGGACTGCTCTTGTTGATGAGAACACCATCACAGTTCAACTCACAGCTATTGGTAACCACGCAGCATGGGTTGAAAAGATTGAAAATAATAAGATCTTTATTGGTGGCGGAGAATCATTCTACTTTGTTCAGGCAGAGCGTAAGGATATTGAACCACTTGAGGTTGAAGTTGAGTTACCAGTTGAGTTACCAATTGAGGAAGAAGAGTGATGATGCTTACTTATAAATATTCAATAAAAGGCGTGTAACAAATGGCGAATTCTGATAAGGATATCATTATAACGCCTAATAGAAATCAGGCGGCACTACCAGAAATTAGATTTGTTGGTACGGGAAATTCTCCTCGTTTACTTAGAGTAAATGATGACAATAGTTTAGCATTTTTAAATAATAGTGGAACCGAACGATTTTCTATCAATGAAGATTTAATAAGAACTAGTTTATCAGCTAGCGGCAATTTTAGAGTTAATAATAGTGGAGGAACAACTTTATTTAATATAAAAAATAGCACTAATACTATTGAGATCGGTGCTGCTGGAACTGGTGTTGCTATGGTTGGAGGAGTGACGGCGGCGACTTCACCAAAATTAGCAATCGTCCAAACAACAGCAGGAACAAGATATTCTTTACAGTTACAAGTTAATGGTGGTATTGCTGACGGTCAGTATGATGGTGTTGGATTTACTCAAGGTGACGCTGGCGGAACTCCTCTTGCTGGTATTAGAGTTGAATATAGAAATAGTGGAAGTCCTGATTTAGGAGTTTATACCAGAAGTGGTGCTACTACTGAATCTAGAAAAATAATGATCTGGAACTCTGGTAATGTTTCTATTGGTACGGCAGATCAAACACAATATACTCGTTTAAGCGTTCTTGGAGGTTCTGGTATTACTATTAGGGCAGATAGTTCATCGACAAATAATCAGTATATTTATTTCAGACAAGCACCAAATGATTACGGTTTCCGTATTACACAAGACGATTCTTCAGTTGGTATGCTTTTCTTTAGAGCAGTTGATAATGGAAATAATACTAACCCATTAATTACTTTAGATAGACCAACATTAAGAGTTGGTATTGGTAATTTTAGTACAACTACAAGACCTGGATATCAACTTGATGTTGCTGGTGATATTAATACAACTGGAGAATTTAGAAAGAACGGAGCTGTATTTAGTCCACTACCAACTCAAAGTGCTTCAACTATTGGTGCTACGTTAAGAAGTAATGGCACAACCGCATTCTGGGATGTACAAACTTCTTTCAGTGGAACCACAGGGGTCACAAATGCTGCTGGCACTGCTTCTGGAACTGTTACTACTCTTCCATATAATGCAGAAGATAGATACAGAGTTGGGTTCCAAATTTCCAGAGGATACGCTATGGCTGGATATAAAGATAGCGTCTCTTATAAAAACGTGTGCTCTATAAATCATGGTACAATTACTCTTGTCAATCACGGAGATTTATTAACAAACGGTCAGGGATATTGCGCTGGAGCACAAAATCTTAGTATGCAAGCATATGTATTCATTGCAGTTAATGGTGTTGGTGGAACAGGTAGTACGTGTTCTAAAATTAATATGAATAACAGTTCAAACGCAGGTACTACTAGTATTAATAATAATAGATCAGCGACTTCTTTAATGAGGAGGGATTTTAGATTTGCTTATGTTTATGGTGGTGGTGATAGTAGACCAAGTAAATTTAATTTATCTAATGACACTTGTGCATTTTCTCCAAATGGAAATCCTGCAGGAGATGAAAATAATCCTGCTGGAGCACATGGAGCAACTTATGGGTGGAGCAGAAGGAATGGTGCGTATTTATTCTCCTGGGCAAATGAAACATTTGCTGCTTGGCCTAATGCTCCTGGAGGTGATGGAACAAACAAAACATTATCTGCAAGACACGGATTTAATTATTGGAATACTGCTGGTGGATACAGAACTTCTGCGAATTTATCTAAAAGAAGTTCATATACAGGAACAGAAGCAACTCAAGTTAGTAAATTTGAATGTGGGGAAGAAACATGGCATACTGGTATGGATAAGGGATTTATGTGTGGAATGTATGATGGAGCTCAGAAAAATACTGGGGCGGTTTTAAACTATGCTGCAGAAACATTTTCTGCAAATAGTTCTATAGATAGAGTAGGTCCTCCTGGATCTGCTTCTGGCGCAGGTGCTGAATTCGGGACAGTTCTTACAGGTTACGACGGTATTTAAAAATGAGAAAATATTTTTTAACTAACTGCACTGAGGTATCTAAGTTATACTCATTTCATTCTCATGGAAATATTTTAGGATGGATTTTCTTTTCTGTAGAAAAGATTGATTTTGAAAAATTAAAATTATATGCTTCTTCAAAATTAATTGAAGTAGAAAAATATGTAGCGATATATGGTATTAAATCTTGGGGAGATGTTAGAGATGTAATTTCTGTTTATTCAATCGATATTGATAATGATAATGAGTTTGAAGATGAGATTGATATTCTATCTTTAATACCAGAAGGTACTGAATTAACTCCTCTGGACAAAGTAAAAATTCCATTATCTGAAAAAAGAAAACTTGTTGTTATTAAAGCAATGAAATTAGTAGCAAAAATGTTAGTTGAAACCGAATATGATAGAAGATATCAAGATTTTATTTCCAGAACCTCTATTTTAGAGAGAGAAAGTTGGAAGTATCAAATTTCTGACAACTCATTTAGGAACTCATTAGCTGTGTTAAAGGGGAAGGAGGAGGAAGAATTTTCCGAAGTTATAATTACAAAGCAGTCTTCGTATGAGGCGGAAGTAAAACGTTTATATATAGAGTGTCAGGAATTAAAACAAAAATTCTATGACGCAGAAACAATAAGAGAACTAAATCTTTTGTATGAAGATTATTTCAATCTTCCAATGCACGGGCGACAAGCAATAGAAATTGGAAGAGAAATAGTAAATGAAGACAAGCCAAACGAAAGAAAAAATGTTGGCATTGGTATAAATTTTTAATTTTTTAATATACAAACTTGAGAATTAATATGGCACTTGATAGAGATACTGTTGAAAAAATTGCTAGAAAATGGAGCTCTGGTATGTCAACAGAGCAAATGGATTGGTATGTAATTCACTCGCATGTTACTAAAGATAGGCAAATCAAACAGTGTTTATTAGAGATAGAAAATAGATCTCATAATTTAGACAAGGTTAGTATAGAAAAAAGAAAGCATGATATAAAATATAAGCAAATACAGGCAGAGTTAGAAAAAGAGAGTGACCCATATGAAAGACAATTATTAGAATTAGAATTAGAAAGTATGGATCTTGATTTCAATGTTTTCAATAGAAGAGTTGAAACTATGAAAAAGGAACTTAATGTATTCTATGATCATTTAATCAAGTTAGATATCGATGAAGCAGAGTTAGAAAAAAAATTAGAATACGATCCAACAGAAGAAAGAAAATATTGGATCGCTCGTATGGGGAAACAAGCAGCATTGGATTTTATTGTTCAAGGAAGAATAGGAACTGGCAATTTAGATTCCATTGCTATGATGTCAGAACAAGATCAACAAGCTATTTTTGAAGTTGCTATTCAATATTCATCATTATTCAACGTCAGTATGAATAAGATACAACAAAAACTTGCTCCCTATATAAACGAGTTACAAAAATCAAATTCAAATGCTCTTCCAACTTTTCATGGTATAGAAGAGAATTTTGAAGTTTCTTTATTGAGTGAATTAAAAACTGTGAGGGGTGAACTAAATGAATCGAAATCAAATCCAACACCGTCAAAAAATCTTCAGCTTACCTATAAACCCAAAACTTCCTGAAGATTTTGTAGAAAATATTTTTATCCCATTTCTTCAAGAAAATAAAGAATATATTTTTGATTTGTATTTTACTTGCCGAATGCCTCCTTTTGAACAAGATGCTATGGGGGATAATTTTGTAAATGCAAAAGATACAACATTTGGTGCTTTTTACATTTCCAAGAAAACTGGAATTCCCTTATCAGCAACTTTTAATAATATATTTGTTAGACCAGATCAAGAAAATTTAGATTTATTCATAAAAAATTTTAAATTTGTTTATGACAGAGGAGTTAAAATAGCAACTATTCCCCATACTTCTTGGTTGATGACTGGTCAAATCCAAAAAGAATTTCCAGAATTGTTTATAAAAAATACAATTTTACGAGAAGTAACTAGACCAAATGAAATTGTATCTTTAGCAAAAGCAGGATTTCACTATATAAATCTTGATAGAGATTTGATGAGAGATAGAGATCAACTTCTTCGTATTATAGAAGCAAAAAATTATTGCGCTTCTATAGGAAAACCAATTAAATTATCATTACTTGCAAATGAAAATTGCTGGGGTGGATGCCCTATTATGCCAGAGCATTATCATTATAATAACACAAGGGGAATTGATAACCCAGAATTTTTTGCTGATGCAATAAGTAGAACTTCTTGTTCTACTTGGGATATATTAGATTCATCCCATTCATTAAAAGCTGCTAATATTCCACCATGGAGAGAAGATTGGCAGGAATTTTTAGATCTCGGAATAGATGTTTTTAAGATGCATGGTAGAGAAACTGCTTTGCGTTTGAAAGAAAGTATGGATATAATCAAAAATTGGTCCAACAATGAGATTTATTTGTTTCCAAATTTTAATGAGTTTATACATGATATTCATATAGAAAATAAACCTATTGATATTTGGAGAGATAAAATTAAAAACTGCAAGTTTGATTGCTGGAAATGTAATTACTGCGAATCTGTTATAGAATCTAGAGTTAAAAAATATGATAGAGATCATCATCCATATGTTTATCATGTAATAAATTCTTTGGATAAATCTGGGAAAAACCAATCAAAATTTGATGATACAAAATATCAAATTGAAGGTCTTACCTCTGGCAGAGTTCAACATTTTTTAAATAACATATGTTCTTTAAATGATGTAAGATATTTAGAAATAGGAGCATATGCTGGTAGCACATTTTTTGCGGCTACAATGAATAATAATATTCCAGCGTATGCCGTAGATAACTATCTTGTTAATGTGTCTCCAGCAAGATTAGATATAAAATGGAATGGATACTCTGCTCCAAAAGTAAATTTTTTAAAAAATCAATCAAAGTATAAAATAGGAAAACTGATCGACAAAAAAATAGAACACGTTGGCATTTATGATATTGATAATAAAAAAGTGAATGTAATTTTTTATGATGGCAATCATGATTATGAGGAACAAAAAAAATCTCTATCTTCTATGCTAAAATTAGTTGAAGATATTTTTATCTTAATTATTGATGATGCCAATTTTACAGATGTAGTAAAATCTGCAAAAGATTTTATTACAGAAAATAATCTCACATCATTATATGAAAATCAATTATTAACAACAACATATGAAGATGCCAATAGTTGGTGGAATGGTTTGTTTATATCGGTACTAAAAAAATGAAATTGTTTGATATCTTTCCATGTCCTATTTTTGGAACACAATATCCAGAACATCAATGTCTAAAGAAAAAAGTTTTAGAAATTGTAGAAACTCATATAGATGACTTTGAAGAAAATATTTCCTCAAAAAATCTACTTCATTTTAAAAACAGATTAGATCAATCAATTTTATATGATCCGATATTTTCGGATTTTAAAATTTGGTTAGAAGATATGTGTTATAATTACATCACTTCCCTTTTGGGATATGAACTACCTGATAAAGTTATTGTTACAGATAGTTGGTTGAATAAATGTAATGCTGGCGGTGAGCAAATGGCCCACTATCATTCAAATTCATTTGTATCTGGAACATATTATTTAAATTTTGATCCAGAGAAACATTCTCCTATAATGTTTAATAAAAAATCTACTTTATCTCATCCACATCAACCCTCTATTTCATTATTGCAAAAGGAAGATTTCATCACGAAATACAATTCAGATTCTATTGTTTATCCAGAAGAAGGAGAAGTTTATCTTTGGGAGTCACATATGTCACATTCTGTTCCAAAAAATTTAGCAGATAACAGAATTACTTTATCAATGAATTTTATGCCGACAGTTGTTAGTAATTCTAGATATGGTTTTAAGGTGAGATATACATAATGTCAATAGATTTTATGGACATAAAGAATAGATTTGCAGATGAACTATGGGACATAGGTATTCTAAATGGTTCCGAATATAAAAAAGTATTAAATTCTCCAGTAAAAGCAGCTTGTCACTTTAAAGGAGAAATGCTAACGAATAGACTTCAAGCACCATATCAATCTAACAACACATTAGTTCTTGCAAGATCTTCAAAAGTTGCTGCAGATTATTCCCTATATGAAGAAGCTTGTGTGTTATTAAAAGATTATATTGATTCTGGTATCTGTATTCAAGTTTATTTAAACTTTAAAGAAGCAGCAATATATTCGGGTCTTGGAGTACGAGCAAAAAACTCGTTGGTTTATAATAAAAAATTTGGATTTCAATGTAAATTATGTGCTTTTGTATTTTTGGAAGATATTCTTAATTTTCCAAAACCAGAAATCAACCGACAAATGTTGAATTTATGCGATGGATGCAACGACTGCATAAACAACTGCCCTGCAAATGCTATACATGAAGATTTTATAGATGGAAATGCTTGTGATACTTTTGTAGGAGTTGGTAACAGTGATAAACAAATTTCATTAAAGTGGTTTTGGTATGAATTATTAAAACCAGATATTCCAAGAGAAGTTGTATCTTCCTGGAAAACATTAGATGACTTTAAAAATATTGTTTGGTATAATGGATATGAAATGACAGCAAATGGATTGATGAAAGATGGCAAGGTTATAGAAATGCCGCTATGTCGTCTATGTCAAGAACAACCAAAATGTAGCAAGAGACCGATAGATGGAGCAGAAATGTGACGTTTACTTTAAATGATGAAATTACAGAATCAAAACTAGAATGGAATGTAACTCCATTGTTTTCAAAAGTATTATCTATTGCAGAAATAGATAATAATACGTGTTCAAATTTACAAAAAATTTGCTCTACAGTTTCATGGATAGATGATAATCAAGAAACTGGACATCTAAGTGGATATTCTGAAAATAGAGAAATATTGGACAAATACTTAGGTATAAAACAATATTTAAACTCTGTCTCTCTTAGCTGTATGAAAGGTATTTTAAATTTTGATACTGAGATACAGATCACAACTTCTTGGTTTACAAGAACTTTCAAGAACGGATATTGTACAGAGCATTCTCATTGCAATTCTTGGTATAGTGCTGTTTTATATTTTGGAGACTATGATGATAATTCTTCTAAGATTATGTTTAAAACTGATTCTCCCAGAATATTAGTAAATCAACTCAAAAATAATTTTCTTAATTCTACATGGTTGACATTATCTCCACAACAAGGTATGATAATAATCTTTCCAAGCGAAGTCAGGCATTTGGTAACTCCAAACAATTCAGAAAATATTAGATATTCTTTATCATTCAATATAATGCCAAGAGGAACCGTTGGAAAGGGTGATTCTTCATTTACTTATAAATAACAATACACACGATTACTTGTGATTACCATGGACACTGCAACACTCAAGAAAAACTTTGAAGAGCAACTTGCTACGACTGATAAGCAAATTGCTGACCTCGAAGAAAATATTGCTAAGGCAAGAGAATATAGACTGAAACTACAAGGCGGTTTAGAAACTCTAACTCTTCTAGAACCAGAAGCAGAAACAGAAGAAGCACCTACAGAAGTTGTAGAATAATCTCAGATCCCTTCTTACTAAATATGTAAGAAGGGTTTTTTGTGGCTAATGGCATCTCCAAATAGTAGAGCTAGTCTTATCACATATTGTAAGAGGCAGCTTGGCGAACCTGTCCTTCAAGTCAATATTGA